ATACAAAACAATTAAATGGATATTAAAAGATAATATCAAAAAGAATGTCAGGGCTTTGTGGACTTGGAAAGATGACAACTTTACCTGTATATATGAAAACTATGATGGAGATGACCGCATATACACATCATCTCAGATGTTAAGGGTAATAGAAAATCTTATTATTAATCGTTCTTAACCTTTAATATCTCCGCACACTTTTCATACTCTTCAGTAGAAATAAAGTAATCTATTAGTGTATCATATATATCATCTACCATAATAATGGCTTCACGTTCAGGACTAAATATTAAATATAAGCTACCAGTTTCTTCTATTAATTGCTTCATGGTTTTTTTACCCATAAGCAACTCATAACTACTCTGCATACATAATTCTTCATTAAATTCTTCCATTATTTATATTTTAGCCTTTCGTTTTCTTTCTTTATAAATTCAAGTTCTACAGTTAAAGCTGCAAGCTTCTGACTTATATCCATTAGCTTATCACTACAATTATCTTTGTCTCTTTCTAATCTTTCTACTCTTGAAATAAGATCATCCCTATACATAGTCTGTTCTGATCTAATGCTTTTTTTATCTCCAGCTTTTTTCTTTATTAAAAACTCATAAAATTTCCAAGCACCACCACCAAATATTACGGCAATTAATGATGTTATTATTGTCATTAAATTTTGATCCATTATTTTTTCATTTTTCTATCTAACATTTCTCTTTGTAACTTTACCCATATCCAAACCCATATTAATAGGTAAAAAAATGTAATTATTAAAGCTCTTAAGACAGATAAGTCAAATGTAGATTCAGGATTAGAAACTAAATTAACTACATATCTAACAGTAGCAAATAAAGTTAACATTAGATAAGCCGATACAAAATAACTACATTTCTTAATAGAATACATAGATAAAAAAACTCCTAAACTAACCACCAAGTAAGCACAATATAAATAATATGTATTAGGCTGACCTAAATCAAACCAATACTTATAGTCTGTCCAAAGAACTTGATTGTTTAATATATCAGATACGGACCAAAATAATAGTAAGGGCTGAACATCATAATACTTTAATATTTCAAATAGATATTTAAAATAATTTCTTATCATTATCTTCTATTAGGTATTTTCTTTCCAGGATTTCTAACCTTCCAAGCCTGTGGATTCTTTTTATATTCATCATATGCTGAAGCCTTACTTTTTCTTCCATAAATCTTTTCCCATGCAGGATAAGCCACTTTCCACGCTTGTAGATTAGTTTTCTTTAACTCATCCATGTCTGCTTTAGTAGGAGGAGTTACTTGTCCTTCAATCATATAGTCTGAATAATTAAACGCCCTTAAAAATACTTCTCCTGGATCATCTACTTTTCCATCTACTAATTTTTCATAATTTTTATAAAGCTTATTAAGGTTAGTAGCTGGAAGAGAACTTAAATCTAAAATCTTAGTCATTAATTTATTTGCATATTCTTGTTTTAATTCAGGATCTTTAGTTACTGACATTCTGGTAGATAACCTATTTATCTCAGCCATCATTTCTAATGCAGGTAATGAAGGAGCTGTTTCTGCCCAAGGCTTACCTGTTAACTTATCAAATCCCAGAGTAAGCATGTCACCTACAATAAATAAAGCATTAAAGTTACCAAGAATAACAGACCTTAATAAATCCTGGTCATCCTCATCAGTTTTATCTCTCATCATTCCAGGTAATCCTAACGCAACGTATTGAAATAATGCTGGCATTACTGCATGATACATAGCTACCGTTCTTAAGTTCTCTCCTAAAGTTCCCTTACCTGCTTTTCTATCCCAAGCCTTAGTCTTTCTCCATAACTGTCTGAAAGCCATTCTTTCTTGTCTAAAGTATTGTTTAGGTGTTGTCATAAACATATTAAAGGAACGAGCTAATGGATCTCCTGATTGGAAGTAATCTTTATCTTGTAAGTCCATAGACTGCTGGGTAGATTTAGTATCTAACTCAAATTGTGTAATAGCAATTTTAATCGCTTGCTGTTCCGTATATTTTGGTGTACCATCTTTATTTTTGGCCTTTAAAGCCTCAGCCTTATAGTAAGAGTAGTTAGGCATACCTCCTAAATATATAGCCGCTCTATCACCTACCTTAGTGGTTACCATCATAAATTCAGAAAAGTATCCAAAATTAGATTTTAATCCTTGAGGTAAGAATGAAGTTATTTGTTTATTATTATAACTTTCTATTGTCTTTCTCATATCAGAAAAACCCCTGTCTTGCATATATACAGAATTATCTCTAATCTCTTTATAGACTTTTAACATTTCTACTTTATTCTTTATAGCATATTTTGCATAGTTAAGTGGGCCTATACTATTTGCGTATGTAGGCATAGATGTTAACTGCTTTAACATAACAGTAGGATTTAAACCTAATCGAGAAGTAATAAATATATCATTAAACGTATTAACAAAATTATTTCCTGCTGCATTATTTATACCTCTACTTGCTATTTTATCAATTGAAGCTTTTATAAGCATATTCATATCCGCCCCATGCTTAACCTCAATTGTCTTCTTAATATTTTTATTATTAATAAGCTTACTAATACCTCTTACATTTTCAGCATAAGCAGCGAACCATTCCATATCAGTAAGGTAGCTCATCATCGTCTCATTACCATCCATGTAAGCAATAGGTATATCATTATCTACTCTCGATTTTGTAGAAGACGCTCCTACTGAAGTACCAAACTGAGATGCATCCCCAGTTAAATTTAATGGATCAACATTTGTCATTCCCTTACCATCAGATCCAGTTCTATGTATCCTTCCTGCATAGAATTCATTCCAAGGCATATCTGTTCTATATATTTTTTTATACGTTTCATTATAATGTTCGTATAACTCAGGGAAAAACTCATCTCTTTGCCATTGTGCCCATTGTTTATTTTCTTCACTTAAAGAATCATAAAGTTCTTGCATAATCCTATCAGGATCATTTTTGAATTGTCTGTTTAAATCAGACATAAAAGATTTTTTATTAGCAGGATCTTGAAATTGATTGTACTGATAGTAAATCTGATTAGGACTCATTACAATCTCCTGATCTTTTTTAGCTTGAATTAGTTTCTTTTTATTTTTTTTGGTAGGATCTGCATCATAAACTTTTTGTGCTTCAATAACAGGCTTAGGATTTCTATAAACCCCAGTCCCCACAGGTCCTGAATTTTTACGAGCAATTTTCTTCCATCCTTTTCCATAAATCTCAGACATCTTATCTGTAATTTTATTTTGAAGCATTATCATTCTCCCTTTATATTCTATAGAAGAAGAATTAATCTTTTTATATATTAAATCCTGAGCCACGCCTCCTAACATTTTACCTGTACCTTTAGATATAATATCCATTAACCCTTGTAAAGATTCAGCTCTGTCTAAAAATTTAGTTATACCTCCAGTAATAGCTCTCCATCCTTTCTTTAATATATTGTCATTTGCTTGATCATCAATACGATTATCATTTATATCAAAATCTTCCTGTACTTTATCTACAATAGATTGAATCTCTGTTGCGTTTTGATCTTGTAGTTCAGTAATTTTATCCGCAATCTGTATGTCTGTAGGATCAGTAATACCATCTGTCTTTAAAGATTTCTTAGCATCTTTAACAGTGAATTTCTTAGGCACTAAATTAACATTCTCACCTGTCATATCGTTATATATATCTTGCATTTCTTGAAGAGCTACTTTACGATTCTCAGCAAGCTCTTGTCTTAGATCACTTCTTCCTTCTTGTATTAAAGATTGTAAAGCATTAGTTGCTTTATCTAAAACAGAGACTTGATGTATAGATGGTATATCAGAACCATCCATTAATTTAGAGTTACTAAGGTTTATCATTATTTCTAAGTCAGCCATCCTACTTAGATCACCATCAGTCTGTACAGTTTGTTCTGAGATATCATTAATTTCTTTAGTCCATGCTGCCATTCTGGATTGGATTTCTTTTGCTTTAACACTTGGTCCAGGCTGACTTTCGGCTATCTTTTTTATTCTACTTTTAACATCAGCACTTACTATCTTTCCTTTTAATAAATTATTATCTTTCTTTTCATATTTAGATACGTCAAGCAAAAGATCTTTCTTTGTTTTAAGGTTTTCAATATTTCTCTCAGTTACAAAGTTTTGAATTTTCAGCATAGTAGTCTTAAGCTGTGGTCCTGTTAATTCTTTTGATGTTAAGTTAGTTACAAGCCTAACCATCTTCAATACATTAGTTTTAGTATACTGATCATTAGGTAATGACTGTCTAATAAAGTTTCGTAACTCTTTCTTTATTTTCTGGATATCTCTCATTCCTTTAAGCCTATCTTTAATTTTAGTCTTAAGATTTCTTAAAGTTTTAGCGGCATCTTTAGTTGGCTTAACATCAAAGGATTCTCTTATTGCTACTTCCATCTGTAGTTGTTGAGTAGATGGTGTTGATTTTGCTTTAGTTTCTCCTTTTACTTTAATAAAATCAGCTGCACTCTTATATGCTTCAGTAGTTTGTAATTTCTCTATTGCTTTAGTTGATAATTGCTCTTGAGTTAAAGGGTTTTCAAGTTTTTGATTCTTCTTATTTAAATCTGTAATAAATTCATTTATCTTTTTAAATGTAGATAACCCCTTTTTAACTCCTCCTTTTATATTTACAAAACTTTCAGGAAGATTTTTTAATTCTTTAAAAGGAACTTTCAGCAAAGAAGTAATCTCAGATACTTTCATATCTGTATTTTCTTTTAAAACATCTTTTATCTCAGGATTATTAAAACCTAAATCTCTTGCTTTATTAACAATAGATAAAGGAGTTTCTGATTTAGTAAATACAATTTGCTGCCTTTGTTTTGATGGTTTAAATATTTTATCATTACTATCTCTTAAGTAGTAGCTTGTGATTTCTCCTTTATCTCCACGTGAATCATCTACCTTTAATCCTACACGTGAAGCCCATTGCTTTAAAGAATTAGAATCATATACATTTTCAGGCTTTATAAACCCTTTCTTATTCATCTTATAAAAATTAGCTAACTTATTTGGAGTCGTATCTGTTTGTTGCATCTTTTGATCACGTGTCATCCCCATCTCTCTTGCTCGAGCTATATTTTTTTTAGTGTATTTCCCTGGAGTAGAAGATATATCAAGTAAGTAATCTATAATAACTTGAGGCTCTATAAAATCTATTCCATCTCCATCTGGATCAGATATAACATCTATATCTCTTGGTCCAGTTTTCCTTAGTAATCTATTTAAACTTATACCTGCATCTTTTCTTAATTTAGGATCTGCGTATTTATCAAAATCCTTTACATGAACTTTGCCTAAATTTTCATTTAGCCACGCATTAATACCTGAAGGTAATTCAGAAACTTCTTGTTCAAATTTCTGCCTTTCTTTAAGTGCTAATTCTTTATCTTGCGCCTGTTGTATTTTATCTTCTGTATTTAACCTATCTACTTCATTAAGAGCATTAAGATCTGCCTTAGATATTTCCTTTCCTTTCTTTACATTTTTACCAATAGTATTCAATAAATTTAATACATCTGTATCAGTATCTATTTCTGGACTTATACCTAATGCCTTACCTATTTTCTCTAACCATCTACGAACTATACTTTTTTCTGGAGCGGATAATGAAGGGTAGTTATCTGCCAATATACCCACTAACTCAGATAGGTATTCTTCGTTTTTAAAATCAGTATACTTATCACTGAACTCTTGTAATTCTTTTTTTAATTTTTTATCTGTTATTTTTCTTTTAACAGAGTCAACCATTCGTTTAGTTACCTCTGCTATTTTTAATTCACTTCCATACTTATCATATATTAATGCATGAAATATCTCATGAGCTATTGTCTTAGCATTAGCTTTAGGCATATTAATATGAATAGTATTTGTATTGGGATCAAATGTACCCCTGGTTCCTTTACCAGTAACAAATTTATTATAAGCCTCTTCTGATCTATGAATTACTATTTTAGTATCAGGAAGTAATTTAGCTATAGCTTTGCTTGCTTTTTTAGCTAAAGAAATTATTTTATTTTCATGCTGCTCAACTGTTGTGTTAGGATTTTCTTCTGTAAATATATCAGAAGAGTAATGATTATCATTCTTCTCCTTTGTTTTTTCCGTTACACTTACTATGTTATCTACTTGTTGACCTGGAAGATTAACTTGAGTTCCCCCTTCACTTTCTATAATATTTAAATTACCATTAGCATCAGGAGTCACCGCCTCTACAACAGTTTCATCTGTAGGTAATTCTACCTGTGCTTCAGGAGTTTCTTCTTCTATGGTTTCATCAACATCAGAACGTGATTTATTTTGACCATCGTTTAAAGCATTAAGCAGATCACTTAAATCTCTTGATGCCTCTTTAGATTCTTCAGGTGTTTCAGGTGCTACTTCCTCTTCCGATTCCGTTTCAATATCTGTTTCACTGTCTTGACCTTCTGTGGTAGGATCCCCTTGGGTGTCTCCATCTCCCACTTCTTCGCTATTGATGGTTTGTTCTTGTACATCCACGCTCTCTGGGCTTGACTCTTGAATGGCATTGTCTTCTGTTTTTAATTCATTAATACTTTGCTGACCTTCCTCTATAAGTTCAGCTCTTTTTTCAGCAACATCTTGTTCGGTAGGATTCTCTACCCCATCTTCTTTTAGTTTTTCAATTGCATAATCTTTAGTTACAACTATTGTCTCAGTAGTTGTATTGCCCTCTGCATCAGTAGTTTGAGTTATATCAACATCAATACCATTCATAACATCATCTATCTTAGCATCAATCTCTTTTAATTTAATCTTACCTGCTCTTGTAGTGTTACCTGATAATAATTCTTTTTGTTTTTCCAGCTCTACTAATTTATTAATAGTTGGCACATCTGTAATTCCTGCCGCTTGTAATTGTTGAATTATTCCAGCATCTTGCTCAATATCTTTTCTACGTTGTTTAGCAATCTCTTTTAATTCAGAATCATTTTCTATATCTAATGTTGCCCCTGCTAACTCTTCTGGAGTTGCTTCTCTAATAAATTTAGCCATTTCTGGTCCACTTACTCTTGCTACTTCCCCTCCATTTTGTTTGTTAATGTAATATTTAGGAGCCTTATATAAACCATAACCTACTGTAATAGGAGCTGTTGCGGTTCCCGCTATTCCTTCAAATCCTATCTCAGCAATATCCATTTCTTGACCTGCTACTAATCTACCAGCTACCTCACCAGTAGAACCACCTACAGCCTCAACAGCACCACCAGCTGTAGCTGCTACTAATTTTTTTCCTGTTAACCCTGCAACTTTAGCAGTAACTTTAGATGCAATTCCTGCAGATATAGCATCCACCATACCAATAGCAAAGCCTCTACCAGCAGACTTAAATCTAATACCCTGCATTTTTTCATCACTCTCTAATATCTCTCTAACATTCTTTTTTGTCATTGGCTTACCATCAAGCTGTTCTAAAAGTAATTCTGCAAATGTTAAACCTGTCTCTAATGTACCTCCAGCTGCACCCATAGCTCCTGCTATAGCACCACCTGCTGTAGTAAAAACTCCTAATGGTCCAGCACTAAATCCAGTAGATCCAATAGCCGCACCTGTACCAGCACCAACACCTGCTGCCGCAATAACTGTAGGGTTAACCATAGCACTTACAGATGACACAAATAACTGAGGTATAATACTGGGATTAGACGCAACTCCTTTAAGAAAACCCCACCATCCTCCACCATCTGATTGGTATATCTTATTAAAATCACGCATCTCATCTGACTGTCCTGCGTTAGCCATTTTTTCTTGAGCAATAATAAAGTCTTGGATATCTTCGTCTGTTACATCTTTACCTTTAGCAAATAATTCTAATGATTCATCTATTGATCCACCTTGAGCTTGCCCTTGAGCACCTGCTCTATATATATCACCCAGAAAATCAGTAAGAAAGTTTTTACCAAAGAAGTCTTCTAAGTCTGTATTCTCTTCACCAGTACTACTATAATCTCGAGTATCTATAGCGTCTTCAAGATAAACATCATCTGCTCCTGTTCTATTAGGAACCTCTTGAATTTGCTGTACTTCCTGTAAGGTTTCAGGATCTTGAATTTCTTCAGTTACTCTTTCATCAACAACCTCTTCAGTTTGATTAGGATTTATCTGAGGAGAAGGCCCCGATGATCCAGGTTGTTCCACCACAACTGTACTTGATTCCGTAACTTCCTCTGGAGAAGTAAATTGAGAATCGTCTTTTTTTTTTACCCCTTCAACAGGAGATGTAGCAAGTTCTGAAAAATATTTTTCTGAAAACTCATCTGGACCTCCAGTAAACAAATTTTCACGACTTACTACATTAAATATTTTATCCTGATAGTCAGCATCCTGAGTTGCTTGATCAACAAATTCATCAAAAGACTTAGTAATATACCCATCCCTTTTTAAAACGTTATATAGTTTTTCTAAATTATCCATATTTATTTATTTAATCTAATTCGCCTCCACCACCACCACCACCTGTTCTTTCTTTATTTAACTTATTGATAGCTGGATTAAGTAAGTTATCCTGTAACGCTTGCCATACCTCATAACCGTTACCCGAATATAAACCGTCTTTAAATAAGTCTCCATTTTCCCCACCTATTGTATAAGATTCACCACCAAAATTAAATGTTACTGAATTGTTACCTACAGTTTTATCAAACGTCATACTCAATTCCATACCTGGAGTTTTATTAAATTCTGCCAACATTGCTGGATCAAGAGAAGCATTAATTAAGTTTATCATTCCCTCTCCAATACCTTTAGTAGTATCTGCAGAAGTATTAAATTCTGCTCCTGATCCATATCCATATTCTGCATCTAAATAATCCTTAGCGGACATTGCAGAATCCTTACCTTTAATCTGAAGATCTGTTTTGTAATTAGGAGTAGTATAAGCAGCCTTAGAAGTTTTACCTCCATCTCCTGTACTTGTAATTTCTGTATCTAAATCAAAGCCTCTTCCTTTCGCTAACTTTTCAATATCATCAGTTGTTAATTGATTATCAGGATCATATACAGCTTCTAATATTCGAGTTTGCTCAGTAAATGATCCTTGAATAGGAATCTTTCTCCCATTACTTAATATAATTTCTCTATTTTTAATAACTTCATCTCCTATCTTTTCAGCAAGACCTTCATCTACATCCTCTTGAGTTGCTACTGATGTTGTGCCTTTAGTAATATCAGAAATTAAAGGTAATTTATCTTCATCATTAGAAACCTTAGCGTTGAATGCAGATATAGCATCATTACGAGTTGTTCTTAATGTTTTCTCTATAGCTTCTCTTTTAACTGGATCTTCATCTGTAAGCATAGTAATATAGTCTCCCAACTTACTTGACTTAGCATCATCTTTTTCTCCCTTAGCAATACTTGATGCACTTTGTTGAGGCGCGGGAGTTTTTTGAATTTTCTTTACATCTTTAACAGTCTCTTTAATATTAAGAGATGATCTTACTAAACCTCGAGCATACTCATCAGCTACTGCTTTTTGTTCTGGAGTAACATCTGGAAGGTAATTATTACCGTCAAATCTCATTGCTATATAAGGGTTCTCACCTGCGGGTTTATCAGAGTTTTTTGCTGCCCAAGCATCATGTAATTTTCCTCCAAAATCTCCTTGATATACCTCTGCACCTCCAGGTACATTAACGTTTTGCGTTAACATTACTGCTAAATTTTGAGGAACGGCAGTAAGCTCTTTAGCGTAAAGATCTAATGTTTCTTGCATTTCATCACTACCTAAATACGTAGACTCTGCCCTTGATCTTTCTACTGAGTTAACAGATGTTACTATACCATCTTTATTTAACTTTTCTTTAATTATTATACCAATTTTATCTGCCAGATTTTTTGCTGTACCTACAGAATCAAAGTTATCAATTTTTTGATTTAAAAGATTTGTCATTTCATTAGCACTCATAGACTCTCCTGGAATAATTTCACCCTTATCATCTATTCTTGTGTAAGACATATTACCATCATCATCAGTAAGAAACTTTAAATTTTTTAAATTACCAAATCCTTCTAAAGATTGAGCTAATTGTTGTTCTAATTTAGCACTAACAGGGGGTACTGCATTCATTCTTTCTGTATATTCTACATACTTTGAATTCCAATTTTCTGCATTATTTTTAAACTGAGTCCATCCAGAACTTTGATTAGATTTAAATTTCATCATATCATTAGGTCTTAACAAACCTCTTCTCATTAAATCTGCTTTTCTTGCAAGCTCATCAGCACTCTGTTGAGACGAGTCTAAAGCAACTTGTCGTAGGGTGGGTGAATCATATTCACCAATATCATTAAGGGCAGTCTCCTGTTCTGTAATGTTTTTTTCTAAATCATCTTTTCTTGCTTGTCTTGTATCACGAATAGTTGCAAATGTCTTCGTAATATCTGCAGCAGCTCCCGCCCAATCTACTGTAGATGTAGGATCTTGTCTTTCATAAACATCAAAGTCTATATTTTTTTTAGGTGGTAATGCCATAGTTTATTTATTAATCTTGTTGTGACCAGTCAGAAATCCCCATTTGATAATAATCATCAGGAGACACTCCTTGACCTTTAAATTTATTTTCAAAAAGAAACTTATTAAAATTATCAGCACCTCCTGCTTTCAAATCCCTAAATTGTTTTTTGCTTAAATCCATTGCTCCTATATTTGCCCCAAATTGTGAGTCCGTTAAACTTCCTTTTGATTTAGAATCACCAAACTGTGATGCTAATTTATTACCCCTTCTATCAGCTGTGCTTTGTCCATACAATGGAGCTAAGGCTGCTGCTGATGAAAGTGCCCCTCCAACACCTTGTATTCCTTGAGAAATACCTTGAGCTCTTGCAGCTTGTGCGTCTCTCATCCTTTGGTTTTGTTCTTTTGCTCCAGCCACATCCATCTCTATAAGCTGTTGATTTATAGCTTCCTTAGATTCAGCTTTCATCATATTTAAATCTGAAAGTTCTTGGCCCATTTTAATACGAGTTCCTTCAGCCGCTAAATTTCCTTGAGCACCTACCCTACCAACACCTGCCGCTAAACCTCTGGAATCTCCTTCTTGTAAAGCCTCTACATTTTGTTGTTGAACTGCTAAATTGTTTTCAAATTCTGCTTCATACGCATCTAAAGGAACTGCTAATCCAGCAAAGTTATCTTTCTCTGCTTTTCTTTTAGCTTCTGCCATTGCTTTAGCTGCAGCTGTATTTGCCTCATCTGCCGCAGTTTTTGCTTTAGCTGCTGCTGAAAAACCCTGTACTGCTGAAGCTGCTCCCATTGTTATTCCTATTACTGCTGTTGTTACTGCTGCCATATTATATTTTTTTAATCATTTCATGAGTATAAGAAGCCCCCTCAATAAAACCTATTTTTTTATATACATTAATTAGAGGTTTATTTTTAATCAATGCGTAAACATACTTTTTCCCTAAATCTTCTGCAATATCACTAATAGTTTGAACTAATAACTCTAAAGCTTCTTTTCTTTTTTGCCTGTCTTTATATTGAAGATTAGATATTATCCAATCACACCATACAGCTTTTGAATTAGTTAAATACATAAACCCAGCACAAATTGGTGTATCTCCATCATAAACAATAAAACCACCCATACCATCATCGGGTAAAAAATCTTTTGAAGGAGGTGTCCATCTCCATTCTTCCCACCACTTACATAGAATATTTTCATAGTCTGTTTTTTTTAGTGGTAGTATATTTAATTTCATTTATGCAAAGATAGTAAAATTCTATGGAAAGCTTTTCATTACACTGCTACCTACAGAAAACAATTCAACAGCATTAGTATTTGTATTTTCAAGCGTAAAGTGTAAATAATATCCTCGTGCACCATGAGACTCTGCAACTGAATTTTTTAACCCTAAACAATAGTTTCCAACTAAAGGAATAACACCCCCAGAATTTATTGTAATAGAAGGTAAAGTAATCGCTCCTGTAACAATATCTGTTACACTAAATCTATTTATAGCGGTTATAGGTCCTATTAAAGTAGGAGGGCCAGCTGGAGGGTTTGGATTCGCAGGAGTAGGAATCACTAAAGAAGGTAGTACTTGATAAGCTATATCACCTATACTAATGACACTTCCTAAATCACCTAAATTAAACGTTACAACAACAGCATTTATAGGTCCTGTTGCACTAAGTATAGTTCCTATACCAGCTGATGATCTTGCTTTAAAGTTTGTTGTAGCATCATCCTCTCTTAAGAATGTAAACCATTCTCCTTCTTTTTGAACAAAAAAAGTAGATAGCATTGATCCTGTACTTAAATCAGAAAACAAAGAAGTGCATTCCCATGTATCGTCTGACTCAAAAGACATAGTCTTAAAAAGTTTAATAGTCATTGGATCAGAATTAAAAACAGATGTTATAGTAGAGTTATACTGTACTCCATAATAATTATTACGTATTGGATTTGTATTGTGTCTAAATAAATCTCCTCCTGACCAAGTATAAAAAAAGCCATTCATACCTACCATGTAGTCTGCTAAATAAGAATAAAAAGATGGCCACCCTTTTACATCGGGAGCGTATGTTAATGTTTTTGGTTTGTATACTGGCATAATTATTTATTTATTAGCAATTAACAAGATTAGTAATAACACCATTAACTGAAACTACCATTTCCTTATCTGGACCTCCTGGCCATTTTGCAGCATAAACACCTGCAGGTAAAGGAGTTACTCCATCTTCATCTTCAAACACCCAATCATGAACTTCTAAATTTGATGGACTTAAGCCAGTGCTTACGTTAGGAGATGCTGTGTAAAAATTAGTAGTGTAAACTTTACATGCCCCGCCAACATCACCTCTATTTTTAACAGATAATTTAACAGGACAATACGCTTCACATTCAAATCCTGTATTATTGCATGGTCCTTCTAACTGTATTTGTACTAAAGATGGAGCTGCATTAGGTTTTGGTACTACCATCATAGCATAACCTGGTGCGTTTTGAGTTAAAGTAACACCACCCGAAGCTTGATCAGTATAAGGCCCCATAACAATTGATGCACCTGCAACAAACGCAGGAATGTTAGGATCCCAAATATGCGATAGTCCATCATACGTTATACCATTTGAACCAAGCGCATTTGTAATTGTTCCATCAACTCCCCCAACACCTGAAGTTAAACAGGAATCAAATCCTGGAGGGCAAGGGCATGGACTTCCTCCACCAGCTATACTTCCTATTGCTCCTTGGAGATAACCAAAAATTGGAGAAGAATATTCACTTGCACTATTACCATCATAAGTCCATGTACATTTATCAGGAACGTTAAATGATTTCAGACGAATAATAACAGCTCCTGTTGCTGCGCCCGCATCCATATCTATATTGTATTGCCCATTTGATAAGTTAGTTCCATTAAAACTTCCTCCACAAGGAGCAATAGGAATAGCAGTACATGGTGTAATTGACCGAACTATACCAGGTACTCTTGCTCCTGTTGATTGCACATCAGAAGCTGTAATTCCTGCATTCCAATCTGGAGACCAAGTTTGCCCTACATAATCTTCAGGTGGCAATGGATTAAATTGACCAGGAGTACCTGTATTAGATACGTCTTTATACTCTCTTGGGCCAACTTGCACTGCCCAATTTTGAACTCCTCCTCCATCCAAAGCATCAAATTGCATTTTATAAACACCAACAGCAACAGGCGTTACTCCATAAGGATCTTCATATATCCAGTCTGATAATCCTAAAACCCCATTTGGTTGCCCTAATGGAACAACACCAGCTGCTGAAAAAGAGTCACCATTATAATAATAAGAATTAGGATTAGTATTACCCCAGTTATCTACAGGTACATGATAGAAAGTTGTATCTACTACGTAATCACAAACATCTGCAAGAGGTGTTTTAGTTAATTGACCAGCTGGAGTTTGATCATCTTCCAAGTCCCCAAATTGAGTTGATGAAAGTATAGGCGCTAATAATTCGGGACACTTAACATCAATACCCCACCATGTTGATGTACAAGGACCAACTACACTTACCTTTAAATCTGTTTGAGGTATCCCTGGAGGAGATGGCACTACCATAACTGCTGGTTTAACTGATAAACCACACGCCTGAAATTGAGTATTTCCTCCTGCAGAAAATGGCATTAAGTTTGGAGCTAAAGCAACATTGTTATTATAAGGACTTGCAGGAACTCCTAATGCTGTACTACAAGTTGAAATGCTTGTACTACAATTACAGTTACTTGTAGACTTATCAATACAATTCCAATTTAATAATGTAGATTGATAATCTCCTGTATTATTAACTATTCCTGTCCATCCAATCGGAGAAATTATACTACCTAATGGTTGGTTGACATTGGATATATTAAAAATTGATGAAGCATAATTATAATCATAAATCGTTCCAAGTGATTGTGAATTAACAGTCCCAAGTCCTGTTTTAATTAAAGGCCCAACTGGACTTTGTAGAGATAAACATGGATTTCCAGATGCATAAGTTGGACTATCAAAACCTCCGATAAGTCCTTTTAAATAACCACCTGTTAGCTGAGAATATTCTGATCTTTTTATCTCACCATAAGGAGTTGATGGACTAACGTAAGTCCATGTACATTGATCTGGAACAGGGAAATAAGTACTGTTGTTAAGGCCAGGACTAAAAGTAATAATAGCTGCACCTGGATTAACACCCATACCAAATACAATGTTATATTCACCAGTTGATCCACCGTTAAAGTAAAAAGGATCACCGCAAGGTATTATACATGATTCGCAAGGAACCGCAGCTAATAAAATACCATTTGATATTTCACGAACAAAACCTCCAAAGGCATAAAATCCGTCAGGGGATGGACTTGAAAGAGCAGCATCACTAAAAAATGCAGTAGCTGAAAAGAAAGAAGTTCCACTCCAGTATACTTGTAGTTGATTATTACACGACATATTTATATATATTTTTTATTTTATTTAATTTAATTAAGGACAAACTCCTGTATTTATTACTTCACCATTAACGCCTATTTGAACCCAATTTTTAGGACCAATTGTAGGGCCAGGGCCCGCTGTTACAATATAAAAACCAGTTGCTAAATAACTGCCAGCATCACAACCATCTCCTCCGAAAACAACGTTCCCTAATTGAGGTGTAGATCCTGTACCATTAAATCCTAATAGACCAAGATTACCTGGAGTATTACTATCTGTAGTACATACTTGTGATACATTTTGTGTTACAGGACCAAAGTAAGCTTGCTCACATGGAACAATACATTCACAACATGCCTCAACAGCACTATTAGGACAGTAGCATACAAATAAATTGTTTTCAAGAACAAATTCCCAAACTAAATATAAGTATTGATTACCAAGTGGTTGATTAAATGCTAACTCAGTTCCTTGGAATACTCCAGGACTTGGATTAGTATATGTACCACCATTAACTACAGTAGCTGTTGCTAATAAATTAGCAATATCTCCAGGACTATTATTATATAAAGTATTAGAAGATAATAGTTTAAGCTTATGAATTAATGGATCAAAATTAAAATTATCAGGAAGTATTCTCTGAGTTCTAAGTGTTATGTCTGAAACAGTAGAAGGATAATTACCCTGTCCCCTTATTCCTGTACTTACTGAATATTCAGAAGCCTGTGGTACAACTAATACTGCAGGAGAAAATCCTGTAAAATTACTGATGTATGAACCGTCTGTCCATCTATAATTAGTATGTATAGTTTCAGTAGCATAATTAGCTGAGTTAACTACTACCTGTATAAGTGTTAGAGGAATTTCAGGCGCACACTCTAATGTAATTTCGTAAGTAGCTGGTGCATTAACTACTGTAATTTCTACTGCAGCAATATTAGGAGTTGCTGTATTTTTCAAAAAACTAAAAGGTGTAGTTGAAGCAGTAGTTAAAGTTCCTGAAGTAAAAGTAGTATTATTCCAAACAACATTAATAATAATACTTCCTGAAGTTATAATATAAGGTATATTAATAACACCTGTACCCGTTCCTAAATCAACATCATATAAAAGAGTTGTACTAATTCCTAATTGACTAATAGTTGTGTTACAAGGAAGTTTTTGTTTTGGTCTTGGTACTGATTCATTGTTGATAGTTAACACATACTCATTCATATAAGGATCATAAGCCCCTAATTTTTGACTTGTTAAAGTTTCAGTAAATCTATCTCTAAAAAATGAGTTCATACCAAAGCGAGAAACAAGTTGTAATTGATCATTAGTTCGATCTGAACCTCTTAAATTAAGTACAGTACCTCTTTTAGCATCTGTAAAAAATATTTCACTTCCCCAAACAGCAAAACTTTCAGGATTAAAACTAATACCAAATTCTTCTATCCTCGCTACCTGTGTACCTAATACTTCTTTTACTGATGCAATTGCCCCACCACCTGTAGAGTCTGTAATAACATTTTTACCTGTTAATACATAAGATATTCTGTCTTCTTGTAAAACTAATATATCTGTCTCTCTGGAATGTAATATTTGTATAGGTCCAAAGGAAGTTTCTAAGTCTTTATAATTCACTAATCCTAAGTTAAATTCATTTAAATTATTAGAATTATTAGAATCACTATAAACGCCACTATATGTTAATCCAGCAAACCGATCTGCCTCTTTAAAGTCTTGATTAGAAACGGCTAAAACTCTTTCTCCTAAATTAAAACTTTTACCTACAGGACTATCTTGAATTCTAAAACTTTCTACACCATTCCCAAAAGTAAAACAGTTTATAAAATCTAAATCTGTAATCAAAGGAACACCTAAAGCAAAATCTTGATCTTGACCTCCATCATCTAAACTATATCCAGGACTTGGTACTAAAGAAAAAGTTCTTTCAGATTGATGATTTCGATTTACATCAATTTCTAATAAATCAGAAGCATCATAAAACAAGTTTGGATCTGCATCTTGAGGTACTGTTTCCCATACTAATAACGATCCCCCTCTTGTTACTTCAATAAGAGTAGAACAATGACCATTATAATATTCTGTCCATTCCCAACATCTGGGTATGCCACAAGAATTAACAAAATACATTGCTCCTGATGGCTCTTCACTTACTGAACACACAGCTTTAAAAGCATCATTCACACATCCCGAACTAAAACTAATTGTTAAGGAAGGAAGAAATGGACTTGTTAAAAGTGTAGTTGTACCTAAAGTATTCCTAAACTCAATTTCAGTTTCAAAACATTCATCTGCATTAGTACAATTCATTTGACTTAATAAGTCATCACCTACTGCCCATGTATAAAAATTTGGGTAGTCAGTTGTAGAAACAAAACTTTTATCATATCGTAATCTTTTACTATCACATTTTCCACCACCACCACCTCTCCAATTACTAATTTTTATTCTAATAGTTGATCCAGCAGGTATATCATAAGGAACTGGAGGGGTTACCGATTCATCTTCATTTAAAGAATAATTAGAAATACATCCAGATGAATATCTATCAGATCCCTTACTATCTTCTGCGTCTTTACTTTTATTTCCTCTATAATAACTTTTCTTTTGAGATTCAATAGTCCAGCCAGATGGTTTAAGTAACATATATAATCCAGCTAAAGATTTATTCGTAATACCTTTTGATCCAAAGCCTTCAACTGCTAATACTGTAGTTTTTTCTTCGTCTTGAATTGGACCTGCAGTATCAACTTTTACTATAAGCTCATCACCTACTTTTATTAAATTTTGGTTGTTACCATTTAATTGAAACCATACTAAACTTGGATCGTTTTCATTACTATAACCTGCTTCATTTTTACCAGTACCATCTTGAGCATAAAATATATTAGAGAATACAGTAAAATAAGTTCCTTCACTTGGTTTAACTACAAACTTATAATGAGTAGCCCAATAAGGAGGTTTATTTTCAAGTGTTACTTTTATTTTGTTTTTATATACTGAAGTCTTAGGATCAAAAAATGTTGTATTATTATCACTTGTTAATACAGTAGATGCTCTACCTTGATTATCCAAATATACAACCCCTGTTTCATAATCTCTGTTAGAATGTAAACTACCTTGATCTGCATCCAGAATATATCCAGCACTACATCCATATAAAACAAACTCATAAAATAAGAAGTTACTTAGGCCACCAGCATCATAATATTGAGTAGCAGGGATAGCAAGACTAAATCCATCTGGAGTAGTTGCATCAGAAGTGTATTCAAATCCTTGAGGAGAACAAAGGGCAGTTCCCGCTCCACCTGGGAACAGTTGATATGAACGACCTGAAACCTCTAATAATGAAACAGCATCTTGAAGTACAGCAGGAGCAATAGGTGTTATATTAGCTATTGTTAATGTAGTAGCGGTAACCGCTGAAATTGTTGCTATAAACCCTGTTATATTATCTTTAACTATATCACCAGCTAAAACGCCAAGGGGTGGATATTGAGTGGTATCAGTAAAATCTACACCACTCTCATCTGTTAAAAGCCCTGCTGTACAAGGTCCTAAAGCAACAGTTAATGGAGGTACTTGTGGACCACAATAAGTTATTCCACTTCCAAAAGCAGTAGAAGTACAAGGAGCAGGAAAAGATGTTGTAGGAAAAACACAGGTATCTCCAGTAAATCTACCACCATTTACTAATTCAAAACCTGTTGATGGTTCTATTGCTAATGCTTCTGAATAAAATTTATCTGTTAATGTTGTCCCTTGATCAGAGTTATTACAAGGATAAAGATTTTGAGCCAATGTTCCTTGATTTTGAGCTAATGAGCCACCAATTCTATTTTTAAATTCTGTTGATGCACACATAGCAGCCACATTAGGAAATCCACCAATTGTAGCAACAGTATATGTCATACTTATAGTAAACGGAGATTCTTGAGTATATCCACTTGAAGTTACAGTTTGAGAAGACATTTCAAATCTAAAGTTAAATACTACGCCTTCTGGAATACCAGTTGGTAAATCAACATCTACTTTTGATAAATCCCATGTAATTACAGAGTCAACTCCTGGATCCCCTGGCCCTATAGTATAAGCTAAAGTAGAAAGAAAAGGATTAGGAACAGTATCATCACCTAATGTTACACCTGAAATCTCTTCTGAAAATGGTTGAGTATTATAAGTTATTTTTATTTCATTTCCATCTGGAGCATCTTTAATATCATACCCATCTATGTAGTTACCATAAACTAATCTATTTCCTTGAATAGTTTGAGCTTTAGCAATTCTTGGAACATTATCATATAATCTTAATAATTCATCTGATCCTAACGTAGTATATATTTCACTATTGTCAAATAAAATAGTCTTAAAATCATTATTAGCCCATCCCTCGTTTACTTTGTTATATCTTTTAATTACATATATAACATTACTTGTGGTCTGTTTGTAAAGTAAATCTACTTCTACTACTTGTTTTGGTCCTGTAGAAAAAGTAACATTACAAGCATTAAATCTGTTAAACATACCAGCATTTAAATAGGTTTGAATACTAAATTCAAATGTCAAAGGTTGAAATGCGGGAACTGAAAATAAAGATATAGCACTATATCCACCATCTTCATATCTATACCTATAAGCAAAAGATAAAAATCTTGTCTTTATATAATTTTCTTGTCCTCCAACTACTATTTCATCAGGCAATAAAACATTATTTGCTGTAGGTGGTTCAATATTAATTAATTGTACAGAAGGAGTTGCTAAAGGACGAATCCCTGGTGTACCTACACCATATTCCTCATAGCCAGGTGGCTTTACAATTACACTAATATCCTCTTCAACTAACTGATCTAAACCTGAAGGAAGTGGAAGTAAATATCCTGGTGGTGATTTTTGTACGTTTATAACTCTTGGAGGATTTAAATCATCAGTAAAAAATAAAAGATCTTCTATTTTACTAACACCTGTAATTAAAAATTCTTTATCAAAATTTAAAACTTGAGTACTAATAACATGATACACTAACGTAGATGTTTGTGTATTGTAAGAAACTATTAAATCAACTTTACCTGTAACAATAGAAAGTGAATTATCAGGATCAGTTATAAACCAGTAAAGAGTTTCATTAACCCCATCTTCATAACAACCAATCGTTCTTGCTGATGGACTTATGTTTTCTCCTAAAAACTGAACTGCTGTAAGAGCAGTGTTACCTTTAGAATTTTCTACAGCTCCTATTTCAGTAGCTTCAGTAGATCCTAAACGTACATTAAGAGCGTCTATATATTCACCTGGTGGAACTAAACGTTCATCCACGCTTTTATTCATCTTACCACCTATGAAATTAGTTGATGATTTAGCCATATTATTTTATCAATTTATTCTGACCTCTCATATTCATTAAAAGTCTTCCTGGATGTATATTACTTAATCTTATTTTAGCATTTCTTAATAAAGAAGATTTATCTTTTCTTGCTCTATTAATAATATATTCTTGCGCTCCATGTTTACTGTTTAAAATAGCATATTTAATATATGCATAAATAAAGTCTTCAAACATTTTATTTACACTTACACTTGAGTCATCACCATTTTCCATTCCATCAGAAACATATTCTAATACCACATACTTACCTGCCATTACTGATGTAAAATTAATTACACCTCCCTTTTTATTAATACTAAAAGTAGGGTTTATGTTTGCTGTTTCTGTATTTAAACCAAATCTTCCTTGTACATTATAATCAAAAGCCCAGTTACCATCACAACAATAACCCATTTGACCATTATAAGGACCACTTCCTAAATACATATTTTTTTGTTGACCAGCTAATCTTGCAATATCAAAGACAGAATTATGAGGTTTTAAAACATTACCATCTACATCAAATAATATTTTACAGTCATGGTCTTGCAAGTAAGCTCCGCTCCAATTTGTTTGAATATTTTCAGTTAAAGGAAATAACATTCCATCTCTCATTTCTGAAACTCTTACCCAGTTAACATAATCTTGTGGTAATATAAATCTTAATTGATCACACACCCTTAACTCTAATATTTTTATTTCTTTCATTGCATCATAGTTCAATTCTTGAACTCCTCTTTTTGCATGAAATAATACTTGATAACGATTAATGTTATTAATTAATTCATTATTACCTTGATACATTAACATAAAATTATTTACAATATTTTCTAATGTAACATATTGATAAGAACCCCAATTCGCATCTTCAGGTACTATTCCTCCATTTTCGTAGTATTGATAATCTGTAATATATGCCATAGTTAACTTGTTTCTTGTGTATCGTTATTTTCTTCAGTTGATCCAAAATTATAAACATCAGCCTCTCTAATTTCTATTCCTACATACTGACAAATCTTTGCAATCAAAGTAGGTTCGTCAGAATCTGGTAATTCAAATTCTTGAAAGTCAGCTTGATTAGGATCAAATTGTGGTTCTCCTAATAATAAATTTTGAAAAGTCCATCTTGGAGAAAGTGGATATCTTATATATTGTGCTTGTATATCTCCTACATTTAAAACAGTAGATGGATATACTGTAATTATATTTCCGTCCAGTACATACGCTGGATATGTTTTATTTGGAGCTGTTAACATGGAATTAGTTAAAAGAAATATTTTATTTTGATTTACTCTTTCTACTTCTCTAATATTAGTATTAGAATATATAGCATAACTATTTCCTACTGCTAAAAATATATCAGAACTTAAAGTAATTGTATTAGTACTTACTACCCCAGTTATATATGCTTGTTGCAGCGTACTTGTATTTACTACTATTGCACCTATTTTTGGCGTTGGTGCTGAAGCTGGTATTGTAGTCCATCCTACAGCTGCAGCATCTATTAATTGATTAGTATTAACACCTGTTGCTGTTCCTGTAAATAAAACAGTAGAATAATAAAATAATTTATTTATTAGATAATAATCATTAGGCAAATTAAATGTATTTGCATTTGCTTGACCTAAAAAAACTTGAGTAGAAAAACCATCCATTACCTCAACTAATCCTTTTGTTATATTAGCATATCCTGTTCCAGAAGTTCTTCCATTTTCTCTATTGATCCAATTATTATATGAATAAAAGTAGTCCTCAAACATATCCATTTGAGCTTGCTTTGCATAAAGGTTAAAGTCTTGTGGAGATATATATCCGTAGTTATTTTTATTCGCTATTGCTAATACAGTATTTCTTACTTCGTTTATTGATGCCGCCATATTATTTAAACATTTTTACAAAGATAATAAAAAAAAAGAGGCCCACTTTATTTGTAGGCCTCTGTTAATATATATAATATAACTTAAGCTAAAGTCACAGATGTTGCATATAATATTGGAGCTCCCGATCCTGAAGGAGAAGCAATTAAAGGCATTTCATTTACAATATGTTTCCAGTTAGACTCTAATGTGTCAATCATAAGTTCTTCAAAAGCCATTTGCCAACTATAATTAGCTTGTGCTTCTGAGATATTAATAGTTAGAGTGTCAGTAGCTGCAGTTTTAGTTCTATAAGTTAATTCAACAGGTGCAGTTCCAGCGCCTCCAATTATTGGAGATGAATTAAGAACATTTTCTATGTTAACTAATCTACCTCCAAATCCATTTTGAGATATTACGACAGCAGCATCACTACCATTATCATCAAAAATTACACGATCTAATTGTAATGAAATGTCACTGTTTACTTTAGCAACTGTAGCAGTTCTACCAGAAGTAAAATTAACAACAACATCGCCTACTCTAACGTCAGTTTTAAAATTTCCAGAAGCAACTAAAAATTCAAAAGCAGCTGTAGCAGACCATATTTTAAATGTAGCTCCTGAAGCTTCTAAAGTAGCGTTACCGTTTCCAGAAATACTTAAAACAGTATCACTATCTACAGCAGTTACTGTAGACACAGTAAATGTTGCAGTATTTAAAACTACATATCCTACTGCTACCGTAGCATTAAAGCCACCTGTAGCGAAAGTTAATTTACCAGTCGCAGCTCCCGAAGAAGTTCCTGCTATAGCTGGTGTAGCCATGTCCGCTGTTACACTGTAAAGCGGGAGAGGCACATTAATAAACTTTCCCATTATGCTATTACTATTGCAGAAACAGCTTTAGAAGGAATTACTTTGTAAACTACTCTTGTCCAAGAAGTTTGAAGAGCAAATACCATTGCGTCTTGAATTTCTTTTCTAACACTAAATGCTACTTGAGCTGCCGCTGTAATTGTTGCAGTGTTACCGTTAAGGTAAGTAATAACTGTTTCTACATTTGTTGCGGTTGCAGCTGTTACTGACAGGACTTCATTTACGTTCAAAAGAACGTTCCCTGCGCCTGTAACTGGGATTGATAAGAATTTTTCCATTTTATAAAAAGTTTTTAATGGGTTAATAAAGTACAAAGATAAACAAAAAAAAAGCACCCTATTAAGGTGCTCTTTCTGTAGTATATAATAAGAAATTATTTTTTCTTATTCATATTGTTTTTTAATAGCTTATAAGTTTCTACTCCATCATCTGTTTGAAAGTAAGAAGCTACAATATCATTAGGCTC